CTGTTCAAATCGCGGAAGCTGATAGAAGTATCCGGGGGTCGTGTGGTGGCGAATGCGCATGAAGTGCAGCAGCCGAGCAATTCCCCCGGATCTAATCAGTTTTTTACGTCTTCGAGCTCCACGTTGAATCCGGACAGATCAAGCACGATATCACCAAGCGCCGACAACTCTCCGGCCAGGAGGATGCGTTTGATCACTTCATCCGAACCGCTGGCCGAGTATTTCGCAAGCAGCTTGGGATCGCCCCAGTTCGGCGAGACAGTAGAAGCTGCGATGAGCGCCACGTTAAACTGCTCCTCGTCGAGCCGTTCAGTTGTCTGTCCGCGCCGGGAATTGCGTTCCGTTGCCCGCTCGCGGATGCTGAACACCTGCTTGCCGGTCAAGCCGCGCAGCCGGACAGGGATGCCAAGCCGCTCCAGCTTGACCGCACGTTCGGGTATGCTGTCTGCGTCCAGCAGCCGCTGGAGCACTTCTTCTTGCGACATTTCATTGATATCCATGTTCGATTACTCTCCTTTGGGACCATTGATCGGGTCGTGTAATTTGTAGCCTTCAAACGTAAACGGCGTTTCCTCCATGACTTCTTCGCCGGCGGTCCAGTTGGCGAGCTGAATCCGATCAGCCATGCAATTGATCAGTTCGATGCGTTCGAAGCCATATGCTTCGGGATCGTCGAGCTTGCTGATGATGTTGAACTTGGTGAATTCCTTCTTAACCATATCGCTGGTGACCTTATAGCCGCTCATGGTGCCGGTGCCTTTCTTGATACCGGCTTTAAAGGCAGACCAGGCCATGCCGGAGAGCTTCAGCTCCCGTTTTTCCACCTCGACTGAAGCTTCGAGATGATTGATGTTGGTTTGCCAGACGCCATCGATGAACGCCTGGCCATGCGTTCCGAGTATCGCTCGGGTAGGGTCAAGCATAAACACTCATCCTCCTTATTGCACGATGAAGGTGCCAAATATTTGTTCCATGACATCGGTGAGACGGGCTTCCCACTTCAGGAACACCTGGTCCGGCTCCGGATCGAAATCCGGATCGATGGAAACCGAGAGCCCGGCCTGGTCGACCACGCCCGCTTGCGCCAGCGTCTGCAAATACTGTTCGCAGGCGCTAATCAGCGTGAGCCGGCCTTCTTGTGTGTTGTTCACCTTGCCGATGTAGCTGTCTTCGGCGGTCCGCTGCAGATCTGCATTGATCGTGTCCATGACGCGGATCGTGCGGATCTTCTTCCAGGCATAGTTCTGGCTGGCCGTGGGCGTCACCAGGCTGTTTATGCCGCGCAGCACCTTAACCCTGCGCCCATCGTGAACGAGCAGGAACACACCGCCCTTCACAGCCAGCTCTTGCTCGCTGCGCGTCCACCGGCGCGTGACATCATCAAACGGCGTGCCTGCGTAAGTGGTGGATGAACTCAGGGCAGTGCCGGCAATCAACCCGGCCACATAGGCCGAAACCTGTGCGGAACTGTAGATGACGCCGTCCAGCTTCGCGCCGGTACCGACATTCACCACGCCTTCGTGATTGTATCCGCTGCTTCGCGTCGTGGCCTTATTCACCGCGTCCGCTGCCGTGTCATCAGAGCCGGAACCGCCCAGCACCGCCATGACGCCTTTACCTTCGCCGCGAATGCGGGAGATCCAGGAGACGATGCTTGTATGCAATCCCGAATCAGTCACGCCATCCAGGGCAAGCACATGGAACTCCTGCGTTTCGAAAGCAGCAAGCGCCGCGATGTAGTCGGCATTGGTTAATCCAGAAATACCTGAATCGCCGCCGACGAACGGGGAAGAGGCAGTGCTCGTCAACGTGCCATTGCCGTCCGCCAGCTTCGTTGCCGTCACCCATTTATTGCCGTCATCGTCGTTAATGGCAGCAACAGCAGCCGCGACAGTGCCGGTCGGGAACGTGAACGTGCGGAGCAGGGTCGTCCCTTCGTAGAGCTTGATGTCAGTCTTGGTATCGTCGGCGAGGTTCTCAGCGACCGTCACCTTGAACGCATTGCCTCTGGCGCCGGGATACTTGGCCTCCAGCTTCAGCGCGTTCACTGGTTCGGCCGTGGTATCCTCCAGCGTGATCGCCGCCGCAGCCGGCGAATCAGCCAGTCGATAGGCAAGCACCTTCTGGGCACCGCCAAGCAGCGCCAGGCGAACGGCCCAATAGGCAGATGCGCCATTCGCTACACTCGCCGTGAAGAAGTCGATCAGCTCATTCTCGGTCCCGATGGATACAAATTCATTCACCGGTCCCCAGTGCGCTTTCACCGGCACGGCTACGACGCCTCTTGCACCGATGGCAATACCCGCCTGGGCCGCAGCCTTGAAGTTCATATATAACCCAGGCAGCACAGGCAAATCCCCTTGATTCCAATTGCCGCCGCTCATATTAGATCACCTTCTTCCTCAAAAATTGTTGAATCAGACTTTTTGCTTCCGGAACCGTCCATTCGTTCATAGAGGAGCAGCTAAGCGCACCCATCACCGTTTCCGGCATGACGCCAAAGAGAGCCTGCGCATGATGCGCAAGCTCTCCTACCGTATGCCTGGCTGCCGGGGCCGGCTGAGGCTCCGGTTTCCTTTCGCTGGAAGCCATCCAAATTCACCTCACATATTGGATTGAATGCCGATTTGATTCATCAGCGGCACGTCTTCACTTGGGCGTAATGTTCGCCTGGACAACGTTACCGCAAGCTGCCCGGTAGAAATCGCATCAGAGGAAAGCGCGGCCCGCGGGCTGATAACCGTTAAATATCGGCGGTCCGCCAGGTCAAGCGGTATCTTCACAGCCCGCTGCAGCCGTTCCGCCAAAAACATCGCGGCAGCCGACTGTTCATTCGGCGTCCGACCGATGACATGGCCGACAATTCGCTTGCGCACCAAAAATGCAGCACGTGTATCGGGCAGAGCCTCCACTTCAAGCAGCCGCCACATCACAGACGGTCTCCGGTACCCAAGCGGCCACCGATTAGAATAAACTCGCCAATTATCCGCGAGCTGCGACTGTGTCCAGGCGGTGAGGGCCGTAATCCAAGAATCGTCGGCGGTTGTCTCGGGAATATTCACTGCCTGCAGCGCCACAACGGAGAACCGCAAGCCGCGTGTGAGCACGTGCCATTCATCGTCATAGGCATCAGATCCTGCAGCGCCCATATACAGACAACTGAAGACTTCGCCGGCAGTTGTGCTAAGCAATTGCTGGTCCAGCGCAGCAATCACCTTGTCCGCCAATGCGTCGACCTGGGCGAAGCTCGTCCGGGATACATGCGGCCAAATTTCAATGATACGGCGAAACCCCGCCCAATTGCTTTCTTCCTCATCGTCACCTTGAAAGACAACGGCAAACGGCTTCTTGGAATCGGCTCCGGCCGCGTGCGGCTCATATACGTCTACGAATTCCGGCACGGCTGCAAGCAACCTCTCGCGAATTGCGTTTCTCATCGCGCACCCCACAAATCAAGCAAGCTATCGCGGATCTCCTTCTTGTACTTCTCTGCTGTCGGGCCGACGATCGGGCGGGCCTTCATGCCAGGATTGATCACTTTCTTCACAATGAGCGGCTTGCCGCCACGCTCAGCGCCCCAGTAAAGACCTCGCTTGGTTGTCGCCTTGATGACGATTGGGCGCTTGTTCGGGCCGTAAATGCCAGTGCCCTTCTCAAAATATCGGCCATATTGGACGCCATGGGACAACGTGAACAAAAAGGTGCGCTCATTCAGCCGCGTGACCTTGGCGAACAGCCGCAGTCGGGCCGCACCCGTCTGATCCTTCCATGTTGCGCCTGTACGCAAGTCGTTTTCAGCTTGCCCCCGCAGTCGCTGCAACTCGGCGAACGTGGCGGCCTCCTTGCGTTCCAGGAAGGCAATCGCATTGTCGCTGAAGGCCACGTCAATCCACCCTCTCCAGATCCGCTTGAAAGCCGACGAGCTCGCCGTCCACCCATTGCGGATTGACGGCGATGATCTCGAACGATTCACCATGAAGCTCAAACACATCGACCGCATCGGTGCCTGCCCTGATATCCGCCGTTTCAGGCGCGAGCAAGCCGTATATCGTGTCGACTTGCTTGGTCCCGGTGCGGGTGGAGATCGTTCTTGGCATCTGCAGGCGAGACATGTAGATACGGCCGGTGAAGGGCGGAAGAGACTCCTGCGACTCATCGAATCCGCCGCCCGAACGGCTACTCTTGGTGCGATTGATCTGGATCTCCACCGGATTCCCGGAAATCGTGCGGGCGATATGTTGACGCCGAACATCAGCAAATTTCATGGTCATACCTCCTAGCAGGGCGGGCGTGCACGAATCATAAAGCTGCCGCCGCTCTTGTCGGCCGACATTTCCTGATATTGCTTGGACATGGCCTGTGCATGCGCAAGCCGATCACGCAGCGATGACAAGGTGTACTTCTCGGAACCGACACCATAGCTTTCGATGTCGCCTACGAGCAGCGCCGCTTTTTCGGCCCAACCGACAGATGCCGCGGCGTAAATGTTCGGAGCGGCTCGCAGCAAGTCATCGATTTCCGCATTGGTGAAATTCGTGTCGGCATCCGTGCCTGGCGGAGACGGCAGCATTTCATTCAGCAGCTTGCGCAGCTTTTGGTGGAGCTCCGGGCTCGGTGTCATAACCGCTCACCTATTCCTTGGAAGGAAGGGTGATTTCCTGCACGTTCTCGCCAACAGCGGCGAATACGCCGCGCCATACGTCCCCGACCGTTTCGCTTTCCACCAGGCGGGAAGCGTCGCCCATGGTTGTCTGAATCTGCAGATCCTGCTTCACCAGTTCCTTGAACCCGCGCTTCGGCCGGATCAGGTACGCCTTGCCCGCGGTCACGCCGGGATAAGTGAACTCCTTCTTGCCGATCGCGACCGTCCAACCGTCATACGGAATGATCGTGCTGATGCTGGACAGCGAACGCATCGGACTGCCGCTCACCGTAATGGTCCCGATCGCATCCTGGATATCCTCCTGATCGCCAGGGGCCACAAGCAGAATCGTGCCCGGGCGTTTCTTCGTCCGCGCGTCGATGATCGCTTGGCGGATCGTCTCGCGAACGCTGAGCAGGTAATGCGATCCCGTTGCATTCGCGAGCTTGGAACCGTCCGGCTTGACATACTTCGCAGCCGTTTTATTGCCGGCGGCATAGGCGGCCGTCAGGATCGGCCCGAAATGGATATGATTCAACAGCGCATTGTGCGCTTCGCCGAAAGCCTTGTTGGCGATTTCGAAGTCGAAGCTGCGATTGAACATCTCCATTTCCTTCGTCCACTCCAGCCCGGCCGTGTAACCGTTGATGGTGACGATCGGGCCTTTCTCGGCATCCATCGTGCCGAAGCGAACTTCGCCGCCTTCCAGATGCTCCAGGAACACCACCAGTCCGGTGAGCGCCCACTTTGCCTCGAACTCCTTCGGGAAGTCCGGGTTCTCGGTCTTTTCATAAATCGGACCGTACAGAAGCGGCACCTGTTCGCGGCCAAGCTCGACATCGAGCACGACCTTCTGCATCAATTCCTTACGAGTGGCAGACTGGGCGAGCATCTCGCCGATCGGCTTCGGCAGATCGTACACCGTCATTTCACCATTGACGATGTTCTTCGTGACCAGGTGCATCTCGCCGTTGATTTGAAACGGCACGGCCATTTCGATGGTTCCCTGGCGCCGCTTTTCACGCAGCGCCTCCATGCTGTGAATGATGGTCATGGAATGAATCCTCCTCTTTCTTCAGATGGGTCCAGTTGCTTACGCGTTTTCGAGCGCGGTTAGCCGGGAAATGATGCTGTCATACTGGGCCTGCGTGACAGCAAAGCCGGTTTGCGGGAACAGCGAGAACGCGATCACGTTGTTGCTGTCCTTCGCCGACGTGATGCGACCGACAGGGCGATAGACGGTCGGATCTGCTCCGCCGTCATCTTCGTCACTTGTGAGCTTCGTGCCGTTCCAGTAGACAACAGAGCCAACTGCGAACGTGTCGGCCGTTTCGACCTGGTCGGTCTCATGCTCAGCCTGCTCGATGTTCAGGATGATCCGCGAGGTTTGATCGGCTCCCGTCGTCACGGATTGCATGGCAGCTCCGAAAAAGCCATCCAGCACATAGAATTTGCCAGCTTCGACCGTCGTGTTCTCCGGTACCGCGACCTCTATACTCTTGCTGTCGCCGATCTTCGTGCGGCCCACCGCATAGCCAGTGCTCGGGACCGGTTGTCCTTGGTAACTCATATAAACCCTCCTCAGTCCAAATTAAGATACCTGCTGCTTAGATGCCGGAATGCTTCGGGCGAAGCGATTGCGGCGCATGGTTGCCGCCGGCAGCCGCTTGCGAACCTTTGACGCCCGTATTGCGATCCGTGTGATACGCGCTGACGATCCCTTTGACAACCGTGTCCGCCAGGAACGTGTCGATCTCGCCGGAGATTTGTTCCTCCGTCGCCGTCGCCGCGATCCGCGGACGATGATACGCCCACAATTTGCCGAGCGGCGTCTCGGGATTGACGATATCCTTCTTGGCCGGATCGCTCGTCAGTTTAGCCGTCAGCATTTCACCAACGACTTGATCCGATGCCGAGGCGGCGGAAGCTTCAGCCGATGCCTTCAGATGCTTGAACAACGATTCGACATCCATCTCGCCGGTCACGCCAAGCACCGACTCCGCTTTGCCTGCGATCTCCAGCGCGCGCCGCACGCGAGAAGCGAATTCCGGCGTGAGCTCCGCGACGACCTGGTCGTTCGTCAGCCCCATTTCACCGGCAATCATGCCGATCGTGATCGTTTTGTTACCGTGGCGGCTTTTCAATTCCGCAAGTACCTGTGCCCATTCCACTTTATCTTCAGCTCCTTTTCCGGGGCCTTGCCCCTGCATATCCCACATTTCGCCGCTCGTCGCGACGATTCTTGTCGGCATCCCGGCCCGGCCGAGCGGCGTCCAGTCGATGGACATCGGCTCGTAACCTACGACGTCCGTGCCTCCTTGACCGCTTTCAAGCCTCGGCATACCGAAGATGCTAACCTGATTGATCCGTTTGGATCGTATCCACCGCTTCAAGTCCGGCGCCGCTGCGTCGACCAAGCCGCGGAAGTAGGCCGTATCACCGATCATCTTGGCGCCGATCCAGTGCGTGACCGGGGGGAGAAACTCCGTGCTCACGTCTTCTGGACGCTGATGCCCGAGAAAGCCGCTTAAAGTGCGATCCAAGACGGCATCAACAATATCCTTGAGGGACTTCGGCTTGTAATTCCATCCTCGTTTCGATTTGCCGGCCGGCACTTCCACAACGACCTGCAGCGGGTCGCTGTCTCCTTTCTTCAGTTCTTCCAGATCCACGCCGGCAGCGAGCGGAATGTCGTCGACCGTCATTTCGCCGGAAAGCGAACCGAACAACCGAAACAACTGCGATCTTTCTTCTGCCATTTCACCGCAAATGAGTTTCATTTTGGTGTTCACCCCCCTTCAGGCAAGCAGTGATTTGCCAATTATTTTGAGAGTATGTGCAACGTATCGCCGTTTTTGGCAACACAAAAACGCCTTACGGCGTTTGATGTGTAACCATTATTGAACCTCAGTTAGGGAATGGCACCGTCCGGAACGGGAGGAACGATCGGCGCATCACCGCTCACATCCAGCACCTGATCAAACACATGATCACGCAAGAGACAAAGCGCGGACAGCGGTTGTTGCAAATATGCCTTATCGACATACGGGCCGCCAACCGGTCCAACTAATACCCCGTTGTGCTGAAGCACTTCAGCCTGGCTTCGTATCAATTGGACCAGCATGACCGGTCCAGTCAATTCCCCAGCAGCCCATTCAACCTCGAACTCCCGTTCACCAAAGATCCCTTTGATCGAGAAACTCATCGCCAGCTCAGCACCCCCAAGATAAAGGCTTCATATTCCGGATCATTCGCCAAATCGTAAGAGCCGGCAAACATCGCTTCCAGTCCCATTGAGAAGATCTCATACGACTTTCCTCCATAATCCTTGCCCATGTATGGATCTATGAATTGATCGAACCGCGCCAGCTCGTTACTGTCATAAGGCTTGCCCAGTTGCAGCAGAAGTTCGCCGGCTGTCCGTCGTTCATAAAACTGCTTTTGCAAGTCCAACAGTCCAGGCACGAGATGCTCAAACCGGTGCCCAAGCTCATGAATTGCCAGTCGCCGAATGCCGGTAGGAGGGAGGGCGATGGAAGCTGCGGGCTTCGTCGGATTGTAGTATCCGCGCTCGCTGGTCAAAAGCCCGATTATCTTGGCTGGGTTGGATAGCTTCCACCAGTCACTCGGGAAATACCGCCCGACATCGGCAATGGCATCTTTGACCGCTTGTTCGGAATAAGGCACCCAAGACTGCGATGCAGGGTTGCCCATCGGACGGATTGCAGCCAGCGTATCGCGGATAATCTCGCCTCGGGATAGTCGCTGATCTTGGCGAGCTGCCGTCAGCTCATCGTAACGCTGCTGATATTCAGCCATCTCCTCAGAAGACGCCACGCGAGATGCCAAGTCCTTGTTCCGTGCCCGAATTTCCGCTTCAAGATCCTGAACGCGTTTGAAAATGGGCGCCTGCACGCGATCCACTTCCTGGCGAATCAGGTCGCCAACCTCGATTGCATCCTGATCCGTTTCGAACTTCTCGGCAGCGCGCTTGCGAATGCTTTGCGGGACGATGATGTCGGATGGAACGGGGGATACACCGTTTCCGCCTGGTGAAGGATCAGCGCCACTATCATCATCATTCGCGCTGCTTCGGGCATTTCCTGCATAAGGCTGATATTCTTCCTTGTACCATGCATCGAGATCCGGGTGGGATGCGGGATTCTCCGTCCATTCCCGCAAGCGCCTGCGGAAGTCTTCCGGATTTTCATGCACTTCAATGAGTTGACACTGACAGCTCGGATGCGCCGGCATGAACGGTTCTTCGCCTGGCGGATAGACGCCGCGTCCCAATCCATGATCTGCATCGGCCAGCTCGTCGCAGACATCGCGCGTCTGATGGGCGGTGTTGAGCAGCCAACGCATTCCCATGTAACTGGGTGACGCTCGCGCTGCCTTGATCTTGGCCTGGCCGTAAACGGCAGCCGTCTCCGTCTGCACCAACCGCAACGCTTCGTAGCTAAGATCGCTTGGCAATCGTCTCCCGAGTCGCTGCAGCACCTCCGGATAATCGACTGCGAGCGTACGGGCACCCTTGTTTACGTAACGATCAATCTTCTGGGCGGTCTTGATCGGATCTTCGCCGGTGGCGATCGCATCCTGGATGATCTGGGCCATCGTCTCGCGTGCGTTCTCCGCCTTCTGCCAGATGCGATCGGACAGTTTCATCCCATGACTTGTTCGTGCCCAGGCGGATTCAACGGCTTCTTCGTTCACCTCGACAATATGGCGATTGATTGGCAATGACTTCAGTTTGGAGAAGGAAAGATTGTCCGTTGTCACCTTCAGCGAATAACTGGAGCCAATTTCAGCCGCCTCAGGCAGCGTACGCACCAAATGATCCGTGAGTCCGTCTTTAATGTCCCCAGATGCTAAGCGGAGCGACTTCTCCAGTGATGACAGATACCTCTCCGTCATCGTACCAGGGTTGCGCTTGGCGATCGCGCGAATATCAGCAGATACCCGATCGGCAGCGCGATTATAGATCTTGCGCACCTGCAAATCTTGCCGCAACCTAAGACGCACGTATTGCTCTCGCTGCGTCATGGCATGCGCGACATAGGACCCGGCGGTCAGGCGCAACTGCTTATGCATCTCCCGAGCAGACTTTGCCGAGTAATCTTCAGCCATGCGTTATCCCGCCTTTTTTCGCATAGCCTCAAGTTCTGCCTCTAACCCTTCGCCGTCGTCAAGCCGCGCCTTCAGGATAATCGTCTTCACGATCCGATCTTTCTCGCCTTCGGAACCATCTTCCGGCGCGAACTCCTTCATTGTGTCGATATAGCCGCCCAAATATTGCACGGCTGCTTCCATGCTGATCAACTCGTTCTGCTGGGCCAAGGCCAGGGCTTCAACAATTGTCTTAAGCTCTTCCGCCATTTCCTTGCTGTCGCGCGGATCTGCCTCATCCCAGATCAATTCCGTCTCATAGCTGGCAAACCGGATATTCTCGGCAGCACTCGTCATAGCAAGCGCCATGCGGGCGAGCAGTTGCCAAGGCGATTCAAACTGTTCTCGCTTGCGATTGATCTTCTGTACGAAGACCGGCATCTGCTCCTTTACGCTGGCCTCGGAGGAAGGCGTGTGCGAACCGAAGATAAATTCCGGCGTCTCCGAAGCGCTCACGATGCAGTAAAACAGCAGTTCAAGCAGTGCCTTGGCATCTCCGGTTGGGGACGTGGCCTCGATGAAGCTTGCATCCTCGCCTTCCTGGAAGATCAATAGCTCGTGACCGTCAAGTTCAACCGTCTTACCCGAACGGATGAATGCCGCCATATCTTCAACGCCAAAGTTGTTGCGCAAGAAGGCAGCCACGTCCTTTAGCTTAAGTTTGAGCCGAGGCGTAGAGTGCATCTTGTTGCCTTCGATCGCGTGCTTCATAATGTCGTGATAAGCCTTCATGAACGGCTCGGCAGGTTCCAGTTCACTCTTGCCGAAAAGATCGGAAGAGTCCCGATCATTGGCAAAATGAATGATCGGTATGAAACCCCACGTATTTTCGAACTCCCCGATCTCCATGTCGGGCGGTGCTTCCCCTCGGAGCAGCTCCACCTTTTGCTTATCTGCGCGAATACGTTGACGGATCGTCGCCGTCTTCTTGGCGCCGGCATCGTTTACCCATTCGTATTGCGAGAGCAGCACATATTCGATCGGCTCCGAAGTAACCGGGTCGCGCACAACATGCTGCACCACTTCCGGCGGGATGATCGTGTACACGAGCTGCGTCTCGTTCTCAGGATACAATTTTGATGCCTGGTGTTGTCTCGTGAGCCATACCCAACAGTCGCCGTCCCGCATCGTGTTGCGTTCTGTTTCGAGCATATTCGAGCGATTCGACTGAACGAACCGTTTCAAGATCTTGTCCGCCTCCGGATCGGCATGTTTGAAATCGGGAATGCCCATGAATCCGAGCACGGCATTGACGATCTTCTTGGCAAATCCGGCGCCGAGCTTATAGTCATCATCCGTATTGTCATAGAGCCCGCGCGCTTTGGCGTAATTAACCCGCGTTGAATTAAGCTGATAAGCTCGGCCGGTGCTGCCCGTGATGATGGACCAGCTATGCGAGAAGTAGTTCCGGAGTCTGGACATTTCCCCAGTAATGCGATGCCACCATTTCAAACGCTCCACCTCCGATCAATATGCGCATCTGGAGGACCAATCGAACCTCGCGCGGAAACAGCGTTATAACGCGTTATAACGGCCCTTGCCATTCGAACGAGGGGGAATGGACCGGACGCGCCCGAACAAGCGCTAAAAACGGAAAAAGGATATATGCCTAGCGTGACCATATTCTCATCCCCTTCAGAGCGGCCAGTAGACCGCTATCGAGTACACCTGCAGATTTCGCCAGCGTCCGACATGCCTCCAGACTGTCGGGTCCATCATCGTATGCGCCCATCGGGAATTGCTGCATTTGCTCCAGCAACTTGCGATGCTGTCTGTTGAACTTCAGATATTTATTCTTCACATCCGGCTGCAGCGTTTCGATGCGCATGGTCTTATCTTTGTTCTGGTTCACTTCCTCGATCGGCAGATACAGCCCTTTCTCCGCGGACTTCTCGGCCATCTTCTCCTTCAGGAACCATTGAAACTGGTTGGTCTCGCATCCAAGCTTCGTGTAGCCACGGCCATAAGTCGTCCGCAGCCAGATTTCCTTTTCCATGACATCGTTAATGATGACATCCGGATGCCGGCGTTCAATATCCGCATCGAGCACGAACATATAGCCGGTGCGATCTTGCTTGGCGATCGTGATGATCGCAGAGAAGTCACTTTTCTTCTTCTTGCCTTGCTTGCCGAGCGACGGGTCGACAAACCCAAAGAACGAGAAGCCACTGGAGAAGTCGACCTCGAACGGATTGTAGAAATCAAACCACTCTTCCTGGAAGAGACAGTCTTCGGGGGAGATCGGTTCGTTCTGCAATTCGCTGTTGAAACTTGCTTCTCCATCCCCGACTTTGAGCGCCATGAGATCGTAATAGCTGAGCTTGTCTTCCCAGAGAACAGAAGTACCTTCAAGCATTTCGACGCGATGCGATTCGAAGAAAGCCAGGGCATCCGTCTCGCGGTTCTCGTTATCCAGATCGACATAGACCTCTTCCCAGGCGTCCCACAAATCCTGACGCTTGGCAAAGGAGAGAACGGCCTTGTATTTCAAGCACCGATAACCGGGGTTCTTCAGGATCTGCGCCAGCAAGCTGTCGTAATGCAGCATCGTCCCGATATAGACGACATCCGTGTACGTGTCGCCGGCTTTCGATACGGCCTTGAAATACCAGTTCAGCAGCTTCTTGCGCTGATCTGATGTGCGCACGTTCTCATCATTCTCGCAATCATCCAGCACAATCAGATCCGGACGCCAGTTACGATGCTTACGACCACGGATCTTCTTGCCGCTGCCGATCGCCTCGACCTTGACGCCTGTGGAGGTCACGATCACGTCATTGCGCCATATCGCCCCGCGGAGATCTCCGAAGTCTTCCTGGATCGCTTCGTTCTCTTCGAACTCTTCGCGAATGCTGCCGAGGAAGCCTTCGGCCTGATCGGACGAGTCGGAGATGATGATCGGATAGCGCTTGTAGGCATACAGAATCGCGTGTGTCGTATCCTTGAACGTCAGGTTCGTTGACTTGGCATGACCGCGGGGCGCCGCAACGCCGCGCTTGCAGCCCGGCTGCCGATTGACCTCCTTGGCCGCTTCTGCATCGATTGGCACGATGCCCTTCAGTACGCCGTTCTGCCAGATCGCGTCCAGTTCGCGATGAAAAGCTGGACCCTGCCGGCTGAAGTAATGAGGGAAGTAGGCTTTACCGTAAAACTCAAGATCGACGGCGCCGAGCTTGCGGCGTAATCCGAGTTTGCCGGTGAGCGGCTTGCCGGCGGCGAACTCTTTCCGCAGCTTGAGCCGTTCTGGCGATTCGTCGCGCTGCAGGTAAGCTTCCATGAGCTGCCGAAGTGCGGCAATATCCTGCAAGTTGCGCGTATCCTTTTTGGCAAAATCCTTCAGGATGCTCATGGTCCACCTCCAGACAGCGACAGAATGTTCGAACTACGCATTAAGAATTAAGACACTCGTCACCGCCGCAAAATACGGTTTCCCCTTCTTCGAGCGGCATTTCAGGGTCTTGTATATCTCCACACACTTCGCATACGGCAACCTGTTCCTCGGGTGCAAGTTCGTTCCAAGGGTCTGCGTCACCCGATTCGATATCTGCCTTGTAGCGGTCCTCGTACAACATTTTTTGACGATTCCGACGTTCGATCTCCGTCACAAAGGCCCTTATGTCATCAGAAAGTTGTTTGTTACTCGTATTGTCCGCATATGCTTTCAAAGCTTCGAGCGCAGCCGGATCACTCTCAGGGCTAAGAACGAATCTAAAACCGGGCTTCAAAGGCTGACCGTCCATACGCTCAATTTTGTACTTGTAAAAAATCCCCTGTTGATTCACATTCATCTCCCTTTCTGTTTCGCAATTTGAATCTAAAATACATAGCCAAGAGCCCGTTCGCCTTATGAAAAAAACAAAGCTTCGCCACCCGGCAGCCACAAGGCGCCAGCATAGGCGAAGCTTTGTTCTCGGAACGCGATCGGCCCTGCCGAAACAAGGTGCCGCTTTATTCCGATGCCTGGTTAGTCTGAATGATTTCGATGCCAAAATCCATCTCGTGTTCCCGTTCAAACAACGTGATCCGTATCGTTGCCCGCTGCTTGCGGCGATCGATGCGGACGATCTGACCTTCGAAACCGGCAAGCGGCCCGCTTTTCACCTTCGCCTGCTGGCCAAGCTCGACGGTGGAGAAGCCGATCAGTTCGTCTTCTTGACACCATCGGAGAATCGGTGTCATCTCCGCGTGGGGGATAGGGGAGCCATTGCCCAAGATGCGAATAACACCGGCTGCTCCGATTAGACGATAGTACGTCTCCGGATCTTGTAAGGAAGAGAGGCAAACGAATACGTATGACGGAATCAGAATTCGCGTTCTCTCCCGAACCACGCCACCCTTGCGCTCCTTCAATTTGCGAAGCGGAACGAGGGTGCGGATCGGGTCATCCGACTGCTGCAGGCGCTTCTGGACGTTCAATTCTTCGCCGGTCATTACATGCAGCGCGAACCAGTTCATGACTCGTCCGCCTCCAGCCGCCGGGCGACTCGGCTAGCCACTTCAATGAGCCGCGCCGACAGCTCCGGTTCCGCACCTTCCAGTTCGGCATAAACCTCTTTACGGAATTGCTCCAGTGCAACCTTCACCTTGGACGTGAGCTCCGAGCGGACCTTCGACTTATATGCATCCGTGCGGGCAAGCGAGACCATGACACGCGCCGCCTTGTCGAGCGGCATCTCATCCCATTCTTCTTCCGCTTGCGCAACCTTCCGCGTCAGCTCGGCGGCCATAATCTGGAGGCCGCCTTCCGTGTAGTCCGCATCCGGATTTTTCTTAACAAGCTGAATGAGCGCATTGGCCTGCTCTTGGGCTTCCAGCAACCGTTGAACTTGCCTGCCAACGCGCAAGGCATAGCGTCCGATCGCACTTTTAGACACTTCGAAACCTTGATCCTTCAAGTAATCGACAATGTCCCAGTATGTGTAGACGTTGTCCGCGAGCATCGCGTCGACCTGATCCTTGATGTGCATCGGCAAATCATCGACGATGCTGCGGGATCGGTTGCGTTTGCGATCGCCGCCGGCCATTACAGGTCAATCCCCGGATCGGTGATGCGGCCGCCTACCAGGCGCACACCCTTGGATGTCAGCCTGATCATGGCGTTGTCGGCATAGGCTGTGTAAGATGTAACCCGGTCGTTGGTGTATTCGATATAGCCTTCGTCCTCCAGATATTTCAGGTATACCGTGATGTCAGGGGAGAGGATGACGCCATCGCGCTGCATAACGTGCACAAGCTGGCTATGCAGCAGGCTGTAGTTGTAGCCCTTCACGAGCGACCGCACAATGTACCCCAGTATGGCGGCGAATTTGTCTCCATCGTTCATGCCTTCTGACCTCTCTCTCTAGCGGCGTATTCGAGCAACCTGTCGAGCTTCTTGTCCACATCAGTCATCTTGCGATCGACAGCATTCATGGCTGTTGCATGATCCTCGCGCGTGGTATAGATGAAGGGAAGGTCGCTCTTAAGCGCGTTCAGGCTCTCTTCCACTTTGGTGATGTGCGCTTCGTTCTTCTCGAAACGCTGTTTGATTTCGGCGAACGTCGTCTTGATGAACCAGGCAATCGCGCCAAGGCCGATCAGGATGGCCGTCTGGAATACCCAGTTCAGATCCACGCGGGTTCCTCCTTCAGCCGCAGCACTTCCGCTTCGATTGTGGAAGTCACATATGCGCTGAGATCGCCGAGCGTTTCATTCAAGAGGGCAGTGTACTCTGGCTCCATCGTGCGAATGATGTCGCGTTTTGCCCGATCCGCCAGGCTGACGAGTGCGCTACGATCTGCCTCGCCGGCCTTGATTGCTTGCCGCAGCTCCTTGGCAGCGGTTTGCTCCAGAGCTTGCACTGTCTTGCGGGCCACATCATTCAACCGGTCCAGCGCGGTCTGCACCAATTCACGCTGATGCGCATCCTTGATGTGTTCAGTTTCCGCCTTTACCCTGACCGACGCTTTGCGCAGCCAGTTCACCGCGTAGGAAAAGAGCAGTGTCACAAGCCCCAGCGCAATATTAGTCAGCGTTTCGGAGATCAGTTCATTCATCAGTTCATTTCCTCCTCCGGAAATAAAAAATACCAGTATGGGCATGTGAGCCAATACTGGTATCGTAACACCACTATAAGAATTCAATTAGAAGGGGTTTCCCTCAGAACAACTGAAGCTGGTTGTCGTCAACGGGAGGTCGTCCAGCAGCCGCGCAGATGTCTCTGATCTGCCGCTCGGAAAGTCCGTACTTGCGCCCGAGCTGCCGGTGATTACGCCCGTTGTACTCTTCAAGAATCTTCTTGTCACGCACCGGCTTAAGGAAGTAATCCGGCATCGGTACGTATAAGCTGTCACCGCCGGTCGCTGCGGCCAGCGCTAGAAACTTTTCAGCGCCGAGCGTACGAACAAGATGCTGGTAACGCTCGGGAAAATCTTCGGGCGTCATGTCGTGCGCCCAATCCGGGATCACGATCATGGAAGCTACACCTCCTTATTATTACGGCAGGCGACGCTATTCGTCAAACCATTTTGCCAAATTCCTTGCGATACTGAATGGTTAGGAACCGCCAAACGTCTATTGGTGCCTTATCCTGTTCACCGGGCAGATTCGCAATAAAGGGGCCGTAATGCGCCGCAGCTTCAGCAGCCCAGTCAGGGGCCGGTATATCTTTTAGGCGGTCTTCAAGCTGCTGCTGACGCACAGCTTGCTTGGTTACGGTTTCCTCCAACCGTTTAAATGCTTCCTTTTCCGCAGTGGTCATCGGTTCATCCTCCAATATGGGACGGGTGTCCCAGAATCCTTCGTTTCCGTACGATAGATTGTGATCAAGCTGTATGCCGGCTACAACGACATCATTTTGATACTGGTATAAGTTCGCATGATCGCTCTTTTTCCCGTAACTCCAAGCACATGTTTGCCAAAAATGCTGACAAGCCTTCCGCGCCGCCATTGCCTCGATAACCGCATACGATCCGTACACACCCACGCCGTATCCGGGCAACTGACTTGCAACGGCTCGTAAGTAGGCTTCGATCGCAGGCATCTGGCTCGACCCGACCTCCCAGTCACAAGCAAAATAGATGGCGCTGCCAAGCGGTTGGCCAATCAATTGCGCTTCGTAGTATGCTTGTTTTCCGTCGACCATTCCATTCGCCGCCCCGCCGGCAGGACCATCCTTGCCTTTCTGAAAGACAGAGATGATCTTCATGCCTGCGGCGGTGATCGCCTCGGCTTCCGTTCGGACCATACGCTTCCAGGCATATGATGATGGGACCAGGTATCGTCCTACGAACCCGGCCCCCGCCGCCGCGAGCGCCTTCGCCGATTTCTCAGTAAGGCGTGTCGCGCAATCAATTCCTTTCATTGCTCTCGCTCCTTGACTCCATATTACGATTCAAAACATGCTCCATATCAGCTTCAGAGGCCGACAGGCGCTGCTGCAGTTGCCATAATACTTCGATTACTTCTTCCGGTCCGGATAAGACGATCTGCCGACAATAGAGCGACTGCACGATTCTCTGGGTATGTTCGATGGACGTTCGCAGTGCGGTGAGCTCATATCTGACATCCGGGGTAATCACGAATCGACCATAACCTCCCAGCCTTGCTCATGCGCACGTTGGAGCAGCTTTTCCTGAAATACAGCCCCACTTCGGGATACCAGTGTTCGCACCTTCCTTGCCGCAATGAAGGGAGGAACGATCTCGGCCATGTCTTGCATCAGGGCATTGACAACTTCGGCGGTCGTCTGAAGCAACTGCTCAACCGTAGTGGCACGGCTACGAAAAGATCTGAGTTCCTCTGCCAGTCTCCTGGCGGAAGCTTCGGCAGATGCCAGGCTCTCCGCGGATGATAGCTTGGTGTCCATCACCGGGATGAATATACGGACCAGTAGGTTCCGCGGGAGAACATCAGTATTTCCAACAGACAAAGAAAGTTGTGGAGCAGGGAGCGACTGTCGGTACGCTTCGATTGCTAAACCTTCCTCCTCAGCCGTGGAGATTCCCCATTTCTTACGAAGCCGCTGCAACGTGGCAGGCGTGAGTTCCCGTTCCCTGGCAAACTCATCTGCCGTCTGACCGGATAACCGGCTCAGAAAATACTCTTCCTTAGCGGGGCTTTTCTTGGCTGCCATGAGCAATCCCTCCATTGTTCTAGTGGATCATTCGCACGAGCGCGAGCAAGTGTGGCGGCGCCTCGTTCGAAGATACGTACTTGATCAGGTGCATCTGAGAAGGGCTGCCCAGTGGAAGAATGAAGGTGTTACAGTAGAGCGGGAGGTTATCCGCCGTTCGCCCAAGATGAAACGTCGTGCAGAATGGAATCCCGCCAATTTCGCATTGCTTGGCAATCTCTCTCACGAGCGGCGAGACATGTTCCCGGTAAAATGCCTCCTTATCCGTGACGCGGGGTTCCTCCCCATCCCAGAAATCCGGGACGTGAAAGGCTTCCAGCGTCAAGTCATCAACAGGCTGGAAACAAGTCCGCTGTTCCGTTCGGCTGGTAGAAAAGACAAACACCAGGCTGGGATCGTCATGAACCGATGCGAAGATTCCCCGATTGGAAGGGAACTGCGGGCGGATATACTGCCCGCGTTCCCAAACCGTCGTCCACGAACCGTTGTCGCCGGACAAGCCGGCGGAAACTCGAACCAAGCCGTCAGCTTTCTCTTTCTCAATCCACGCTTTTGCACGATTCCAATCCAGCCGTTTCCCTTGCATATTAGCCCTCCTCGACATGTGCCGCGGGCGAGTGCCTGCGCACGATCGCTTTGATCATATGACCATTGCCTTGCTGTTCGGCGCCATCATCCAGCCTACGAACGCGATACCAGGCTACGCCGCTCACTACGTACTTGCTTGTTATTTCTGCATCATGCAGTCGCTTTCCGTCACGGCGGTATCCACCAAGCTCATTTGGGACCAGCTTTGGAACGCGTACGATATCGCCGACCTCAGCAGACTCACGCTCCTGCAGGATCTCCTTGGCCCTTTGCTTGGCATCCCGTCTCAGCATATCCTGCTGTCTCGCCGGCATCTTTGCAATGTTATAGCAATACTCCCGGATTCGGATCGTCCGCAATGCGGAAGAATAATTGCCGCCGTTATCGACCAATTCACATGCAAGCGTTTCTACAACATTCAACCGATCAATCCACTGAAATTTTCCCGGAGCAGGGGGGGGCCGCGTCCAGATCTGGGAGAATCGATTGCGTTTCGCTCACCGAGCAACCCTCCTCATGTGATCGCGTGGGATGCTCTTGGTATGGCCGGCATAGCGGTGAATAACGACCGGTTCCAATGATGTATCCCGCTCAATGTACCAGTTACTCGGATCAAGGCCGCTGGCTTTGATCTCCATCCATTGCCGCTTGGTGGGGCGTTTCGGGTGTTTCATGGGCTCGGACTCCTTTCGACACGAATTTGATTTCAAGACGCCGGCACGCGGGGTCATAACCAATCGATTCGATTTCGCGATCGCCGTTCTCCCGGTCCAACTGATTGCAGAGGCTGCGCAATCCAACCTCCGCAGAGATGGCCGTCAGATTCGTCGACGGGAAGACAATGAAGCAGATATTCGGGTCTCTGGGCATCGCAATGAGCGCCGGAGCGGCTTTAGCCTTGCTCCTCGATGGCATCATTGAGGCACCACCACCCCTAAGTGCCCCAGTGCGATCTCGATATGCTCCATTGCAAGATTCGCGTTGGCGATGTCTTCGGGATCTCGCTCGTTGGCCGTCAAGTACATGCGAGCGATGACCGCTTGATCCCACGACTTGAGCAACATCTTGACCAGGGCATTCTTCCGGCACTGATCATGCTCGTTCATATGCATCTCTCCCGCGATGGGTTTTGCCATCCAATTTGAGAACATTGGCGACCTTTTTACCTTGCTTCACCGGCAGCGCGATTACAAAGCAGCGCAAGTCGTAGCTCCAACGGATGGCGGATCGCTGCCTGCCAAGCCGATCACACAGTTTGTACAGCTTCCGGCGGTCCTCAGCGGACACATACACGTTGCCGTCGGAATCGTTGAAGACCGAGAGCGCATTCATAACATGAACCCCCGGAATCGATAGTCCATCGCCAGACCGTCCTCGCCCTCACGCAAGAGCAATTTGCCCAGAAATTCCTTCCCCTTTGGGCTCCGCGTCCGTTCAAACAGGCGGCCAGCAGTCGCCTTTGAGAGGTAGCCGATCAGCTTGTCAAAGTATTCGCTCGTGTAGACGATCGGGAGCTGCTTGCGATAGCGATAGTCGACGATGCCGTAGAACTCCTTGATCCACGTGTCCTTCTGGCTCTCCTTGCAGATGTCGTCGACGATGAGCAACTCACAGTTGTAGATGCGCTGGCGGATCTCTTCAACCTCGTGGGCGCCGTCCGGATCGTTGTAATGTGCGAACCATTCCGTGAACGACTGTACCCAATTGAAAAAGAGGGGATGAACGCCATATTCGATGAGCGGTGCGACGGCTGCCGTAACCAGATGCGTCTTGCCGGCGCCGCTGGTACCCAGCAGACCGAACCACGGAACGCCCTTCAGATCCTTGCCCTTTTTGACACGGGCGAGCAGGCCATCGGAATACTCCCGCGCCAGCTCGTACGCCTCCAGGACGCGCGGATCCAAATCGGCCAGCTTAAAGTTGTCGAACGTCTTGTTCAGCGCATCCTCGCTCATGTTGACAGACTTCAGAATGCGAGCAAGACGCTTTCGCCCTACGCAATCACAAACTACCCAGTGATCCATTAAAAAGGTTTGATAACCGTTTTTCGACTTAATCTCGACAGGCCGTTTTACGAAATACCCTTCATCTCCACGGCAGATAGAGCATTCATGGACCGAAGAGACGTCGGCGGAAGGATTCCTCGGCGCTGCTATCGCGCGTTCCCGCAATGCTTCCAGCCGTTCCTTCATGCCGGTCATGACCTCGCCTAACGCTTGCATGAACCGCCTCTCCT